CAGAGTGAGACCCACCTGTTACACCAACACCAAGGTTAGACTCCTCAATAAAACTGTGTATTACTTCTTTTGTTACACTGTTCTTAGGATCATTTGTAATTACTTGTCCAATTTTTTCTCTGAGAGCGTGTGATACTGCTGCATCAGGATCATCATTGATATTGTCTTCATCTTCAAGTGGTCTTAGATTGTTTACATTTTGTGGGAAGTAATTGGCACTGGTTGAAAAAGGTGTGATGCCAGGTTGAGCAATATATCCTAGAATTGTAAGGTCATATATGCCATCTTGAACATCTTTCTTGAATTCTTGTACCTCTTCATTATTGAATATCTGATATGTTTTATTGAATTGTCTCTTAGTGAAGAAGGGAGCGAATGTTCTACCCGAACCTACAACTGCCTGATCATGTCTAGTGTATGGCACATTTGTGGTTATGGTGCTGATACCACCAGGATTAGTATTCAACCCAACGCTGAACACAGTATCTGCATTGACAGCAGTGACCTCAAAAAGACCGTTGAATCCAGAATTATCTACACCATTAGTATTGTTACCACTCTTTACTCTGCTTATCTCTACTATGTTACCAACACTCAATCTATGTGCATTTTGAGCAGTTATGATACCTGCATTACCACTTGAGTCCCAAGTAGCATCTACAATTGCATTTTGTGTTCTAAGATCTGAAATAGATGTTAGATCTGTATTATCATTTTTATAATTTGTGTCATCAAGTAACGTCGCTGACTCTTGTAAAGAGAATCCATTCGTAGGAGCAGCAGCATTTGTTGAATCATCGGGCACTACAAATCTTAGTCGATATATTTTTTCTAAATCTTTTCTTGTGTCAGGTTTTCTTACAATAAATGTATTGTTGGTGTCAACTGAGACTGATCCTTGATTTGTAACGATAGCAGAGCGTAAAGTATTTGCTGCACCTACGTTTACATACCATCCGTTTGTCTCATCATATTGAATTGGATGACCTGGTTCACCTGGTTCTTTACCAACAACGGTAGATACTATTCTTACCTTACCACCCAAGTTGTTTATACCAGTAAGATTACTGCCAGCTGTTGCATTATTGAAAGTGGTGGCAATTTTTATCTTATCATTATCTAATCCAGCAGTTATTGCAAAGTAGTCCCTATCACTTTCAATGTTGTCAGGGAGAGATCCTGTATCAGAGTAGAATCTTATCTTCTCACCTGTGTTGAATTTATGTACATCTTCTAAAGTTATGATATTACTGGTAATAGAGTTTATACCAGAATTACTTCCAACCACTATTTCTTTCTTTCCTGATACCCATGTGTCTGTATCAGGTAATGGACCTGGCATGAGAACTTCAGCACCATAAACAATGTTGTTTATAGAACAGAACAATTTCTCTCCTACTTTATTACCGACATTGAATCCACTAGCAGTTTTTACAGGGACTGTATCCTGAACTTTATAATTTGAGAGATATAACTGTGTATCTGTAGACACACCAATAGTTGCTTGTACATCTATGGATATCCAGTTTACATCTTCATCTTGATTGAAGTTCTTTTTGGGTGGTACAATGCCTGTAATATATCCTTTATTATCTTTTGTAAACGCTTCAGGTTTGAATCCATCTGCCTCAAGTGCAGTGTGACCGTAATTTGAGTTAGAGTTTGAGAGTGATATATCTCCACCAGACTCTGTAATATACTGTTTTGCGTACCCTAATGCGTGACTCGATGATACCTGTGCTGTTGCTTCTCTAGATACTTTAATATGGAAGTTTTCATACTCAGGTTTGTATATCGCAAGACCATCAGTGTGTAATGTAATTGAAGTTCCAAGTGTCGCTTGATCTTGCCACGTACCAGATGTTTTATTATACTTTACAAATGCGTTATCATCTTTTTGTAGACCAACACCAGTGAATTGTGTGGCGATCATGGATTTGAATCCAGTCGCTTTGCTTCCATCGGCATGTAAACCACACATACCAAACACTGAACGTAGAGAGCAGTTGAATATGTAAGGTGAGGCAGATGTTACGCTATCACTCTCTACAATAACAGTGGGAGCGAGTCCTGTAAGCGAAGGAGTTGCTGTTGATGCAGGTGCTACAGGAACTGTGTACGTAAATGATGTGGAACTTAGAACCTGTGTTACAACATGACTTCCATCATAGTCACTATTACTTACACCATTGATAATTACAGGTGTTTGAACATTTAGATTGTGCTCTGTTTTTGTTACAACTGTGACTATTGTTGTTGCAGTAGCTGCTGATGGATTTGATCCTGAGTAAATATCATCTATCTCTATGTCACCAAGTCTTGATATGGCACCTACAATTCTTGACTCATCAATGGTCTTCTGGAAGTCAGTGTTTGTAGGATAATTTGGTAGTGCTCTACCACTGTTAGTACCATAAGCTAAGGTCAACTTAGCATAGTACATGTCTAAATCTGTATTACTCTTTCCAGCTACAGTGTTTGTACCGTCTGCAAATTCAAAGCAAGTAAGTTTATGGTGAGAATAATTTGGAGCATATACGTTATTAGTGTAATCTCTGAATATTCTGTCTGCAGGGTCACCATCAAACAAACTAAAGTTGAAGAAGAAACAACCACCAGTTACTCTGAATATAGCAGATCTTTCTATCGCATCATTTGTTGGTTGAGGTATAAATTTTGGTCTTATCTTTGTTTTTCTTAGATCTTGACCTATTATAGATGTACCCCTTGGTACTATAACACCACCATGTATAGAGTTGAAGTGATATAAAACATTATCTGGATCTTGAATATCAAACTTAGTACCAATTGATATCTCACTTATAGATGCTGCTGTACCATTTACATCTGTTATATTTCCAGCACTATCAACCGCAAAACCAGGTCTGTTATCAACGTAATGTGTGCCTGGTGACACTAATATTGTGGTTTTATCAAATTTATCATTATCTTTCCCTAACTGATAAGAAAATCTTGCTGACTCTATCAGTGCTCTCTGTATTGTTTTGAACGGGCGAGTTCTGGAATTACCAGTATTACTAACGTCATCCGTTGCATCAAGTTCTTCTGGGTTTACGTATATGACGTTCCCTTGTACATTCTTTAAAAAATTTTCAAGTCTACTAAGTGGCATTACCTATGAATCCTGACACCATTCCTTCAACTTATTTATACTACTCAGATTCGAGGTATCTTCTGCACTAATGGAAGTAGGTCAGATTCAACCTTTTCGACAATTTTATCTAAGATATCAATATCAATACCCATGAATGGTGGTGTTACTCCCAATAATCTCAATAAACCATCAACAAATAATGCCAATGTAGTGAAACCAAGTATCATACTAATTATAGTTGCATCTCTATTGTGTTTTGCCATTGACTCTTCGTCAATGCGTCTTGCTTCTTCTACTGCATCCTTTATGAGTTTATCTACCTCTTTTTTAGTATAGAACCCACCCTCTATGGGTATTCTGTGGATTACATCAGAAAAGGGAAAGTTAGACATATACAACTTTGATTTCACTATCTATCTCCTCGGCAAGTTTTGCAACCTCTAATACTCTCATAAACTGATCAATGTCTTTGCAATCAATTCTTTTGATTTCCGCATCTGATCCATATATTCTGAAATATTTTCCAGACATACAAATTTCTAAGCGGTCAACAAATTGATCAGTGAACATGGTATTTTTGGTAACTTTACCTATAATAGCACACCTTGTCTCAAAGTCAAATGTCAGTCGTGCGGTAGTGGGCATCGTCATCATCCTCTGATAAAGGTTTTGCATGCACATGATAATATGCATTGATAGGACCACCTGCACCATTTCTGATAACAATCTTTGCTCCATATTGTATTGAGTCTACAAATAAATCTTGAGACACACCAATAGGAGTCAGTTGTACACACAAAGTTTCGGGGTCAATCTTACCTACCATATAATCTGGTAGTTCGATAATACCATCAATTTTTACAGTTCCACAAGTTTCCATGATTTTATTTTAAGTATAGCACACTATCTAGAGTATGCAGGGTCATTGTAATCTGGATCTGGGTAATCTTCCCAAGTTTGTCCTTCATATTCTACCACAAGTGGATTCACATCCTTCCTCTCACCATAAACATGATAGAAGCAATCAGTCACACCCTCTAGAGTTATCTTACTATCATCCCATTCCTTTACTATGATGTCTTGTGATGTTCCCACTGATTGTGTTTGAACCGTGATAGTGTCAATTACTACAAGATTCTTCCAGTAATCTGGTAATATAATTTCATTGTCCTGTGTCCTACCTCTAAAATAGACACCTACCTCAGGTCCTTCAATACAGGCATATCTTAGTCTGTGACCCTCACCCTTACTGGGATGAACCATGTCAAATGGTTTGGGTTTAGCGTCAGCAGTTGCGAATCTAGAAGCAAGTCTCCCCTTATTACCACAGTCCACATCACCTGTGACAAATACATCACCATCAATAAAGACTGTGTTCACTGCTTTTTCACCTCTGATATTGACATCACCCTCTATATCAACTGCTCTACCATCTGTATTAGGTTTAAAATCGCCTAGTGCTGTGCCTACATTGAGCACCCCTGCTGCATTTGTTGAGTGTCCACCAATAAATGTCGGACCTGTTACTGCCAGTGTCCCATCATAAGGTTTATCTCCATTCAATGTGTCAACAGCTCTATCTAATTTTGGAGTCTCCTGTCCAATGTAGATTTTTCCACTGTCTAGATCTCGTATACCTGCCATTATCCTTTGAGTGTTTCTATCTGTTTGTTTATGTAGTCTTCTAAAGGTGCAGGGCACAACTTAGTAACTGGTTCATGTAATCGTATACACTGACCAATAAGTGTTGTCCAACCCTCTGAATGAGATAATATTCTTTCTTTGGCATCTATGGTTATATTATCACCAGATATTATTATATTATTGTCTGCATTTATACGAATATCATGTTTTGCTTTGAGATTGATACCATCCTCACTGGCATTCAATGCTTCCATCTTGATTTTATTCGCACTGACAGTAAAATCACCTGCCACATCAATGTGTAAATCACCCTCAGATTTTATTATGAGTTTACCATCTTTACATGCCTGTAAGATCGTTGATCCCAATGTCTTTTGTTCACCCTGATCATCACTTGATCGTAATTCAAAACCACCATCTTTGTATAATCTTAGTGAGTTTGCACTACCACCTGCTAAACCAATGTCCCTAGGTCTCTTTACATTATCATCTTTCTCATCACCCATAGTAAGATGACCACACTCAGGGTGTTGTATGATGACTGGTGGAAACTTTGGTTTATCAGACATTAGTAGAATCTAGGACAACTTATAACTCTTATGAGTTCTGCATCAGGTACAATAGGATCTGTATAATCCTCTCTCTTTACAAATCTAGTTATAGCTTTTATATCAGCACCTATACCAGTATTTGTTTGCACAGTCATTTCTGGTAGTGTTGTAAGACCTAGATCTATGATACCACTTGATCCAACTATTCTACCATCTTCTATCACTGGTGTCAAAGTTTGTCCACTGTCACTTACAATGAGATCACCCTCTTCATACCCTATACCTGTGGATATAATTTCAATACCCTCTACTTGTCCTATGACATCAACACCCTCTGTATCTGATGTATTGTCTGGTGTCAGGTATCCACCTCCAGAATTTGTTATGATAAGATTGACCACCTTTCCATCCTCTATGACTGGTTTAGCAGTGGCACCTTTACCATTATTACAATCATCAAAGATTGTGACAAATGGCGGTTCTTTATATCCTACACCAAATGAACTCATGTTGACACCTACAACCTGACCCACAGAATTTATAACCGCATCAGCAGCAGCACCCAGTCCACCACCACCAAATATTTCTATTCTAGGAGGTCCGCAAACTTTACTTGATACGTTACATCCACCAACTAAACCATTTAGAGGTGATGCACCTGCAAAATCACCTACCATGTCACCAATTCTAACCTGTGGGAAGGTGCTACCAACTAAAGCATCAAGTGCTCCTGTCAATCCACTCCCACTGAGTGTCGTAAATTTACTAAGAAGACTATTGAAGTTCAATACTTTCTTAGGATCAGGACCCTCATTTATCATGAAATCTGCTGGATCTGTTTCACAAGTGTTTCCTTCACAAGAAAATAAAGCAAGAGCAGTTTGTGCCATTTCCATCGCTTTTGTCATCATCGCAGAAAATGATGGCATTGCCACACCTGAGAATTTACTTATTGCAGAGATGGCAGGACTTATGAGACCTTGAATTTTATCTGTAATATTAGACATCAAACCACTGAGAAATTGTTCTGCAGCACAGAGAGGTATATTCAGTATATTTCCTAACAATCCTTTTATAAAATCACCAACAAAATCCTTCAACCCATTCAAAACATTCTCTATTAGACAAAATATGTCATCCTTTGCTTTTTTTATTTCAAGATTTTTGATTAGATGATTTGGATCAAGAAAATCTATGGCACCGTCAACCTTTTCATTAATTTCTTTGAATAAATTTAGTCTTGCTCCTCTCACTATACCTGACATGGCACCTGAAATTTCCTTTGACACCTTGTTTATTTCTACATCCATGTCAACAATTCTATTCAACACTGGGTCAATATATCCGTCTGCAAATTTTTCAAATCTGTTTATTTCATCAAAAAATCCCTGCAATGCCTTTGTTATATCACCAGTCGATGCTGCTGGCGTATCACATACAACTGGCACCTTGACTTTATAAGTCTTATTATCATAAACCTTTTCTATCGTACCTTTTTTCTCTTTATTTACATCAATAACTTGTGAATTACTATTGACAATCGTGCCAGATTTTATCTGCTTTTCCTGTCTTTCAATTGTAGTATGTTTACCATATTTTACAAACTCGTCTATACCTATTGGTTTGAATCCTGATGTGCCATTTTCTAATACTTTTTTGAAGTCTTCTACTTCATCTATGTTATAGTTAGCAAAGAATGAACCAAATACAACAGGTTGTTGTGCCTCCTCTCCATCCAGAAAAAATCCAACAACCATCTCACCACCCTGTAGTGCGAATGATGTTCCTCCATTGAAGTTACCTGCTCCAAACTGAGGTGAGACTAGAAAATGTGCCCAAGGTAGATCTTCGTCAGATATACCACCCTCCTCAGTATTTTCGCCAGGATGATAACCAAGTATTCTTATCTTCGCTCTGAATCCATTATTAAAGTTCTGATTATTCTCTGTACGCCAAACTTTATCAGGAGCTACTTGTGCAATAAACCACTGAAATCCATCCTTACCAAGGAATTCTATATTAGCATGACGTGTTTCAAGCATCAGTCATCGTATACCAGACACTCTGGTTCGTCGGGATGTAGGTCACAAAATACTTCTAAGACATTAGGGTCATGATGATCACCTGCCTCGATCTCATCTTTGTGATGTTCGACATAATCTTCAAGATCATGCAATTCATCTGCTGCATGTCTTCTTGCTGCTGGATTCGCATTTGGATCTGCAGCGATTTCTTTGTCTTTGGCAATGTGGTCTTCGATACTTTTCATGTTACTCGTTGATGGTAAATGAATCTCTCACAAGAGATAATCCTGTGAAATCACCCTCTGGATTTCCAAACTCATGAGATAATTTAGCAATCATATACTTGCCACTCTCAGGAGAATTTTTTTCCTGTGGTTTACCAGTATTTAGATCAGGAAATTTGACATTGATGACATGACCTGCTCTCAATGAAAGATTCATGGGGACTGTAATATCTAAGACCTGTGAGAACATAGCAGAGTATCTTGCTGATGCCTGTGCTTGAAATTCTGCTTGTCTTTGAGGTGTTTCAATAGCAACACCGTCAGCGTCTTTCATGGTAGTTCCCTGATCAAGAGTTGATAAAATGATTCTTGAGTAAGGTTCTTTGTAATCTGTAGGTGTAACGTCCTCATCATTTGCAAGTTCAATATTATCATTGAATTTGAAATTATGAAAGATAACTTTCCTTGTGAGCACATCGTAGTACATATTAGAACTACTAAAAGCACCAGATCTTAGTTTTTTTATTATATCATGACTCTCTTTCATCGACGGACTACTTGCCAATTTGAAATTATTTGAAACATCCAATGCCTCTTTGTATTGTGTCATCAAGTATGTTTCCTGTGCTTCATCTTCCTTGAAAATTTTATCAATACTTCTAAAGTTATATCCATCCTGTGTTTCATAGAACAAATAACCTGCTGTGCCTTCGTCTCCTATCTTATTTGATCCTGATGTAGAAGGTATTGCTTTACGACATAGGTCAGATATAACTTTGAAAGGTCTTCTATAATTACCATAAAACTCTAGTTCATTTGATGTGGTGTCTACCTCGTTGATCTCACCCTCTACCTTTTCGTTTATTATTTTACTTACAGTCGCTGCTATAGACCCAGTATATTTTGTCCAAACTCTATTAGTATGATTGGATAAAGCACCTTTTGTTTCGCATGTAAGAGTGTAAATTTCTCTTTTATTGTCTATAATATGACCTGAAATATTACTTACCACTAAACTCATTTGTAACGGATCTTCTTGACTTGGATGAGTCAATTGGATTTTCACAATAGATCCACTTCTTATTGGTAGTTTGTTTATGAGTCCATTTGTGTCGAATATTGTAATATCCATGTGTAATGATGGATCTATCACGTCCTCAAAATACTTTATAAAACCAATTTGACCAAGCATATTCACAGACTCTCCATCCTTATCGGTGAAAATTTCAAAGGATTTTATTTTATGTCCCTTTGTCCATAGGACGTTTCTATTCATGCTGTCTGTAATATTTCTATCTGAGCCATATTTAGCGTAGCAGCGAAAGGATCACTTGTGCCCCCACCAATAAGAATGGTGTTGCCACCTTGTTTTTGAGTTGTTGATTGAGTTGAATCATCTTGATTCAATAAAAGTATATTGTTTATAGGTGCGAGTGCTATATTATTATTATCAGTTGGTTCAAATTCATTCATTGATAGTGGAGTACCACCTCCAAGAGGATTACTATTTGTACCAGTCATATCTGGTGAACCAGACGGGAATTGTCTTTTTGGATTTACTTTTACATCACCTTTCTTTAATATATTTCTGGGTACTTTTAAATCTCCTTTTTTTATGAATTTTTGAAATATCTCCATTGCTTTTTCAGGAGATGCGTTCTTTATGATTTGATAAAGTTTTTCTTGTAATTCCTTTTCTTTCTTGAGTAATTGATTTAAAGAAGGTTCTCTCTTTGGTTTCTTATCAAATTTTATTTTCGGATTGAGTTTTTTCAAGAATGCCTCTGCCCTTATTCTCAAACCTTTCTCTGATATGGCAGGTATTTCCTTACCTGGTTTTAGAAAAACTTCAGGTTTGGCAAAAAGTGGTTTTAGAAATTTAAATAATCTTGTGCTCCTTACCAATGCGGTGAGTTTAGCTGCTGCTGGTGCAGTTGTTGCTAAATCTGAAAAGTCAGTCGGTATCAATACGAAAGTAAGACCTGCAATAGCAAGGTATTTCGCAATTTCTTCACCAATGATTCTACCCCTGCCTTTAGGTTTTGGTAATTTAGGTAGAGAAACTCTAAATGGAAATCTTCTCTCAGGTAGTTCATCATCATCCCGTTTTATCATTAAAAACGGACTGGTGCCTTCAAGTTTGTCGAGCACCCTGTCAAGATCATCAAGAGCACTTGAAAATAATGTCTTTTGAGTTGATATCGCTACTCTTTGTTCCTCAAACTTTCTTCTTCTATCAGCACCAGAAAACAAATCTGCTAATTTACCACCTGCTAAACCTCCAATTATACTTCCACCTACCCCTCCTATGAGTGTCCCTATGGGTCCTCCAATTGCTGTACCAAGGATAGCACCATACTTTGCACCTGCTAAAGCACCTGCCAGTCCACCACCTGCACCAAGACCTGCCTGTAAATTGGTTTGTCCTTCTGCCTTCCTACCTGCAAAATCTAACCCTGTACCTAAGACAGCAAGAGGTCCTACTCTCCCCAATCTTCCAACTCTGCTAACCCTAGATAAATTTGAGGCACCCCTTTGCATCCTAAGAAGTTGTGAGGGTGAACTTGGAACTCTAGGTCCAAATCTACCTCGTAATATTCCACCTGAACCCCTACCAAAAAATCTTCGTCCGAGTAAACCACCACCCAGTAAACCAAGTGCTCCCCCAACACCCTCTGTTTTATCTTTTTCTTGTTGCCTACTGCGTAACGCTAACGCTTTTAGTGTACGATCTCTTTCTTCTACGAGTTTTCTTTTGACCGCAAGTGAGTTTTTTTCAAGTGACCTTTCTAATCTAAAACTATTTCTTAGGTCAACTATAAGTGCTCGACTACCTCTTCTAGTTTTATTTGATATAACAGCAAGTGATTTTTCTATCATGTAAATGCACCATAACTTCTAAGTGACGACGCTGCTTCAAACTTATCAATAATACCACCACCAGTCTTAAATGCTGTGTTTACAGAAACAGATGAAGGGTTCACCGACTCACCTACAAACCCTGATGGTATTTTTTTCTCTTTAGTTGTTGATAGATCAATAACATTGTTAGTTATTTCACTCTTTATTTGTCTACCAATTTGAACTATGTCAAGATTTGGCAGTAAATCTGTTGCCAAAGCTTCGTTAGATTCAAATATGTTAGAAATTTGATCATTGAATATACTATTTTCAACAAAACTTGTCCTGAGTGCTATCTCTGTTGAGTTGTCAACTTCAAAATTATCACTTCCGATTGTGGTGTCACCCTCTATTGTATCTCCTAAACTTATATTTGTGTCCCCTTGTTGTAAAGAAACTTGTTCATTTTCTTTTTTAGTAATATCCTCATCTATTTTTTGTTCCTCTTTCTTAGGTAAAAAGAAGTTTTTCAACCCTTCAAGGAAACCTTTTTTATCTTCTTCTTCATCATTCATCTTCACGTCCAATTGTTTTTTATCTTTATCTGTCAAAGATTCCATGTCTACTGTACTATCACTTCTTTTCTTTCTGTCTAAACTAATTCCTGATAGAATTCTATCAAACCTGTTCAACTGATTTCTGAACCTTGTTACATCGGGTTTATTGATTGTTTGTTCTCCCTCTATCACTCTTGTCGCAAGTTCTCTTCTTCTATTATCTCCACTCTGATTTGCTCGTGCCAGTGATGGTATCAACAAACCAGCAGCGAGCATAGCAGTCATCAATAGTGGGTTTTTCATTCTTGATGCTCCTCTCACAGCACCACTTACATTAGTTGCTCCAACACCACGATTTCCTATGAGACCTTTGAGAGCAAGAGCGTTGACTACAGATCCAGTAAGAAAATTTATAATATCGGGTGCCATCAATAGACTTGCTAAACCAAAACTCTGTGTTGCACCTGCTACATTTCCTGTAGATAGTTGAGCAGCACCAAGAGCACCTGCTATGACACTGCCTTTTCTAAGACTACCAAGTATATTTGATTTTACGCTGTCTAAATTATCAGAATCTTTCTTTAGTATTTTTTGTTCTTCTCTGAAGTATCTCCTTTTTGCCCTTATATCCTCCCTTATTTGCTCTCTTATACCTCTCATCGTAAGATTCATCGACTCCATTTGACTGATGATACGACCAAGAGTCCTTACTTGAGGTCTTTCAATATTTGCTGCTTCTTCTGTTGCCCTTTGTAACATTCTATCATACGCCAAATCCATCCTACGTTCCATGGGAATCATAGGAGTTTGAGGTTGGGTTTGACTACCAGGCGTTTGCATTAGCTGCTTCTGCTTGTTGTGCTTCTAATTTTTGTTTCTCAAGGTACTTTACAAGATAGTTTACGTATACTTCTTTTTCCCAAGGAATCATATTCTCAATATCATTTAGTGACCAGTTATGATGTTGCATAAGAGAGAAATTAGTCTCTAATGTTGAATCAATGCTGGTATGATATAGCATTATGCGAAAAAATTTGATAAACCCTCAATTAGGACATCAGAATCTTTTTTTGTGTTTGGGTTGTGAACTGTGCCTTTATACTGTAGTTTAGGCATCGTTGCAAAAAAGTTCTCAATCAGTGAGAATTGCTGTGAATTCAATTGCTCAATAAATTTCATGAGTTCTTTTTTAGTGCAATCACTTGCACTCCACGCCTCATCTGTTGTAAATATCGTGTCAATGCAACCGATAACCGCATCAAATGCTTTATCAATTCTGTCTGTACCATCTGATCCAACAAAATTATTATCTAAAAATTGTTGCATCGATGGATATTTCATCTTGATATTGACATCACCATCGAGTTTGATCATGTCAGTGTGACCTTTAGGCACCTCAAGTTTTATATCTGACAGGTTGATTTTAAGTGGGACTTTTGTCTCCTTATCGTCTTGACATGTCACGAGCAATTCAACCGATTCACCTATTGACTTACCTCTTATATTCAGAAATAAGTATTCTAATTCAAAACTAGGCAATTTTTCAACATCAATTCCACGAGTTAGTATACATGATTTAAGTACACTCTTGAGTGTGGCACTGATGTCAGCGTCACTACCATTTTCAAGTGCAATAAGTAAAACTTTCTCTTCCTTGACTAGAAAGGGTCTGTATTTTACTTTCTTTCCCGTTGATATAAGTTGCAATTCAAACGTAGGTGCAACGACCTTTGGTAAAGGCATGATAATATTAGTTCAGTGTATTTATTTAGTGAGCAAATTTATATCATGTTTTTACTATGCGATCATCCACTTTTGACTCTGATAAAATATTTTCAAGTCTAGAAGTCCTGTCAATAAAATATTCATCATATTTGAATGTAATAGATGTTTTGATTAGTTCTGCTCTACCATATGCTAAAGGTGCAGCGACAATACTGCTAGGAAATACATTTCTTAATTTGTATGTTATACTACTTGGTAATTGATTGTTGAATCTGCTTGTTTTATTGAGTTTTGAAAACTCGTCTTTTATATCTCTACTAAATGCTGTTATTTCCATTTCACACTTATAAGTCTCAGGGTACTTCATTCTTCTAAATGAAAGATTTTCTCTACTATTTGTAGGTGACATAAACTCCATCCATGCATTGAATACATCATTTGTATAGTAATCTGTCTGCAAATAATAAGTAA